ATCCTAAACTTTTCTTTTTCATAATAATCTCCCTTAACTCCACCCAATCAGGTGGAGTTTTTTAGCTCTATTTCAGGCTTTTGGGGACTATTCTAAAAATAATTTTTCGATATTTTTCGGTATTTTTCGGATTTTGGTCGGGGAATTGGCGGGGACTTTTTTAGCGAATATGACTAAGAAATAGGTCTGTTGTCGCTTCAGCAAGTTCGTCCTCTACTTGATTGTAACGATCCGTCATATAAACCTTTGTATGCCCCAGCGCCTGGCTTAATTGTTCAAGCGGAACCCCTGCAATAATGCTTTGAGTCGTGAAGAAGTGGCGCATCATGTGAGGTGTTACATGCAATCCTGTTGCTTCATTCACTAGATTGAAGTTTCTATTTAGCTGATTTGGATTGATGAGACCACCTTTCTCGTTGATAGTTATATAATCCTTGTGCTGTTCCTTGATAATTCCTAACTTTCGCTTAATCTTAGAAGCTTCAGCTATCAGATAATAGATCAGGTCTGTTCCGATATCATCAAGGCAGACATATCGCTCTGAATCCTTCGTTTTAAGCCCTCCTTTCCCTTTTAAGGTCTGGTTGCTTCGACTGTCTCTAAGATGCAGTATAGCCCGTCCGCTGTCGTTCTGAGTGATGTCCATTGGACGCAATCCAAAGACTTCTCCTCTTCTCAATCCAAAAATTGTCAGATAGGTCAGAGCGTAGAATTGTTTTGGCATAATCTCTTCTGCCTTTGCTATCCAAGTCTTGAACTCTTTGAGAGTCACTTTCTTGTTTGCAGCAGGGATATCACTCTGGCCGATGAAAACACCTTTCAAGCGATTTGAGAGCAGATTACCATTTTTCACGGCATCATTCAGCAATGCCATGAAGCTGGAATTGAGGGTTTGAACAGTGTATCTGGTATGGTTTTGCAACTTTTCAGCGATAAAGAGTTCATACTCATTTCTATCCAAATTTTTAAGCAGGGCAGAACCAAACTTTGGCTTGATATGGTTCTTATAGAGATTGTCATTGAGGTAGTATGAAGTGTCATTCCAGCGCCCTGTTGACAATCTCTTTTCAGAATAGATATCCCAATACTGATCAAGCGTTAGATTCGTATTGATACCTAATTCTTGTTCTTGGATTTGTTGCTCAAGCTCTACCAAGGCTGCACGAGCTTGAGGGAGAGTTGTGAAACCACTTTTACTTTTTTCTCTTTTTTTACCTCGGAAGAAAAAAGAACGTCTGACATAGTAACGCTTGCCTTTAGCAGTCTCATAGTAATAGATATTTGGGTATTTTGTTTTATTATATTTCATTGTATTCTCCTTGTTTATCGGCTTCTGGACAAGGTCTAAACATTGAGAATATTGACATCACCCCTTTCATGGTGTAAAATAGGGTATAGAAAAGAGGCCTTTTTAATGGCTGATTTTTTATAAGGGTGGGCTTCACAATCAAACTTTGGCGAGGGAGATTGTGGAGCTTTTTTGTTTTTAATTCAACAAAAAACGGTAACTAAATTTATAGTTACCGTTTCTGCGTGGCAGCTTGTGCCAACCAGGTTATTTGCACTAGGATTTCCCCTAGGTTAGTAACTATATATTATCAAATATATTTCATTTTGTCAAAAATGGAAAGTTGAGTCTTCACACTCAGAATTTAGAGATAGAGAGAGTGTGGATTTTTTTATTTCTTGACTTTATCTTTTAAAGCCTTCTCTATGGCTTTCTTTAATTCCAAAATAGATGCTTTTTCATCTTTGGTAAAGGTTACTGTGTTTTCATCTTTTACGGCATCAAACACACCACCTTTTGTATCAGAAGAACCAGAGTAAACAAGTTGAAGATAGCCAACAGTTGAGCCAGGTTCTTTCAATTGGTATGCTGTAATCTCAGAGAGGAGAATTGACTTTTCGCCATCAAGACCATGAAGAAGAACATTAGATACATTTGACTTTCTTGCAATCCTGATAAAATAATCATCGATTCTTACAACAGTTTTTGATTTCTTAAACTCAAAAACTCGCTCATTCGGTTCCTCTGTGAAGAGTTCAACCTCTAAACTTTCATCTTGCTTTTTACCAAACAATGCCATAAGTAGTTCCTTTCTTTTTCTGCTTCAGCAGTTTATAAACATATTTAACCAATTAAAGTCTGATATTCCTCTTTTACCATGACTTCATTTGTCACGGTTTTAAGATTGTAATAAGACATGAATTTGAGGTAATCAAACTCTTTGGGGTCGTCTAAGCTTTCTAGTGCGTCTTTTACGAGATGATGGATCATATTCCTATCAGCTTCGTTTTCACAGCGTAGGCGAGCGTTCTGGTATTCTGATCGTGTGTGATCCTTGTGTCCTAGTTCATGAAGTAGGACCTTAACTCTCTCTTTTTTGCTGAGTTTATTAGACAAGAAAGCTGTATTGGTTTCTTTTTCGTAAAATCCAAGTTCATCAGGTATTAGCTCGCCGTCAAAATCGACAATGCGAACCTGAAAATGACTTATAATTTCTTTTTCGGTCACTAAGCAGTACCTCTAATCACCAGCTTCTTTGAGATAACCTTCAATGATAGACTGGATGATTTTCTTCTTTTCATCTGTTAATTCTCGGCCACCAAACATCATGACATTAGATGCCATTTCTTCAACATTGAGAACTTTGCCCTGCCATATGTACTCTTTTGTATCATCGGCAAGATTAGGATTTTCAGTACGGCCTAGTAAGTAGTCTGTACTAACACCAAAATAATCTGCTATTTCTTGTAATCTATCAGATTTTGGGTTACCTTTTTTCAGACTATAAAGATAATTTGTGCTGTATCCTAATTTTTCTTCTAAAATGTTTAAAGAAATTTTCTGTTTATCAGCCAATTCTTTGATTCTATCGAATGCTAAGAACATTGTTTTATCAACCTTTCTAAGCACTACGAAAAAAATATTTTAAAATTAATTATAAAAACTATTGACAAATTCTAAAACTAGTTTTAAAATAGTATTCGTAAGCTAAAGAGTTAGCGAACTAGACAACTAAAAAATAAAGCCTTACAAAACTGATTGGCGTCCGTTTTCTATAGGTAAAACTTACTTTAGTAGGTCTTTTCTCTATGTCTTTATTCTAAAACTAGTTTTAGAATTTGTCAAGTAGTTCGCTAACTTTTTAGATAATTTTTTTAAAAGGAGGTCAGGGATGAGCCAACAACATAAAAAATGGATTCGGTTAGTTAAGGATAAACTGAATTCAGAAGGAATGACACAAACACACCTTGCTCGTGCTTGTGGAGTGAAGAAATCTACCATTTCAGAATTATTGAAATACGGTAAAGGTAGCGACAAATTAAAGAACCGAGTTTGCGACGTTTTAAGAATTGACGAAACTTGGGTTGAGTTAGGAGAGTAGTATATGAACGAAATTTTTAATTTTCACGGACAGGAAGTCCGTACTTTGACAATTGATAACGAGCCTTGGTTTGTCGGGAAAGATGTCGCAGACATCCTAGGATATAGTAAGGCTAGAAATGCGATTGCTCTTCATGTTGATGAAGAGGACGCCCTAAAACAGGGCATCCCTACTAGTGGTGGAACACAGGATATGTTGATCATCAATGAATCTGGTCTCTACTCTCTCATTTTATCCAGCAAATTGCTTCAAGCAAAAGAGTTCAAGCGTTGGGTGACATCAGAGGTCTTGCCAGCTATTAGAAAACAAGGCGGATTTATCCGAGAGGACTTGGATGAAGATGCTTTCATCGCTCTGTTTACTGGACAGAAGAAGTTGCGTGAGCAACAAGCGACTATGCTGGAAGATATTGACTACCTCAAGAGTGAGCAACCGATTCATCCTAGCTATGCCCAATCATTACTGAAGAAGCGCAAAGCTCGTGTCGTGGCTTGCTTAGGTGGTATTGATAGTCCAGCTTATGCGGATAAGACTTTCGCTCAGTCAGTCTTTAGACAAGCTGAGATTGATTTCAAAGACCACTTCAACATTAGTCGCTATGATTTGCTACCGAAAAAATTCGCAGATGCAGCCTTGGCCTATTGGATGACGTGGGAGCCAAGCACTAATACCAAGATGAAAATCATGAAATTGAACTCATTTGACGAAGGGTAGGAGGGGAAGAAGATGGACAATGTTCTACTTTCACTATCTGAATGGATTAAATCTATTATCAAGGACACAATCACAAGGCTAGTCGAAATAGAAAAAGATAGTGATCACTATCCAGAGTTGATGGATGTGAACACTACCTGCGAATTTCTAGGAATTAAGTATGCCACATTTTCAGATAATTATCGTTACTTAAAGGGATTTCCAAAGGAATTACCTGGTAAGAAATGGTCAAAAAGAGCCATCAAAGAATGGCTCTCTAATCAAATATAATAACTTTACTAAAAGGCTTCTGGACAAGGTCTTAGCAAAATTATTTGACTATATTATAGCACAAAAAGAGGATAAAAAACATGAACAATTTACAAATTATCGCAGTAGGCACATTAGTATCAGTGGTATTGATTGAATCACTGATGATGAATATCAAACTTAAAATGGCCATGAGAGCAAAAAAGAAGATTCAATTTCAAGCGCCACAAGTTGAAAAAGGGTTTATCGACTTTAAAACTGGCCGACGTGTGGACATTGATCCCGTGACACGAAAAGAAACATTCGTGGATTAGTAGAAAAACGGAGGGTATCAATGGTAGTTAAAAACAAGCGATACTACTGGATTCAACTAGCTCAGGATTTCTTCAAGTCCAAAGAAATGAAATTGCTTCGTAAGATTGCAGGTGGAGATACACACACTATCATCTATCTCAAAATGATGTTGATTAGTTTAGAGGATGGTGGGCACATCTACTATGATGGACTTGCTGACAATCTAGCTGAAGAAATCGCTCTGGTAATTGATGAGAATGTCGAAGATATTAAAATTACTTTGATTTTCTTGGAAAGTAAAGGGTTATTGACTAGAAACTCTGACCGCGATTATTTTTTAGAGCAAGTTCCTGAGATGGTAGGTAGTGAAACCGCAAGCGCCAGAAGGGTTCGCAAGTTTCGAGAGAATCAATTAGCGTTACAATGTAACAACGATGTAACAAAGCGTAACGGAGATATAGATATAGAGAAAGATATAGATACAGAGATAGAGAAAGAAAATAATAAGACGATGGTTAGTTCCAGCTTATCTGAAAATTTGAAACATAGCGGTATTCGGATTAACGATAAACAACATCAACAGTTGTTGGATTATGTGGGACTTGATGGAATGAGTTTTGATATGTTGAACCGTGCAGTGGAGATAACTTCTGAGGTTTATCAACCTAGTTTCAAGTATCTGAGAGGGATTCTTGAAAATTGGAAAAAGAAAGGTTTTACAACTATTGAACAGGTAGATGATAATGACCAAAAATATAAAGATAGCAAGAACTCCCATCTTCAAGGACGACAACAAAATGAAAAAAAATCAGAACAGGGGGCTAAGGACGAATGGGGATTTTAGAACTTATCGAGCAATTTGAAGATGACTTTTATCCGATAAGCGAGGAAAAGAAGTCACTGCTTGCAAAACAATCTCTTTCTACTGCCACTGCTTGCTTGTCAGATATGGCCAGCTGGCAGGCTTGCGGAGGTAAGGTATCATGGTAACTGATGCACTCGAGGAGATGGCCTTATCTTACCATAGAAATACTGAACAGCAGGCTGAAATTTGCGAAAAGCATAACATCCCTTTGATAAAGATATTGAGGACCGAGAGTGTTGTATGTCGCATGTGTGAATCTGAGCGGATTCATGAAGAAAATCAGGAAAGAGTGAATGAACTGGCTAACGCTGAGAATGAGCGAGAGAGGAAATACTATCTTGAAAAGTTCTCTCTTTATGATGAAGTTTTGAAAAATGCTACTTTGGACAATTTTGAAACACCAACCGAAAAAGAAGCGGAAAAGCTAGCTTTTGCAAAGAGGATTTGTCGCGAGTGGTCTGAGGGTGCTAGGAACAACATCGTGTTACAAGGAGAAGCTGGAACGGGTAAGAGCCATTTGGCCTTTGCTATGGTTAAAGCTTTATCTGAGTACACGAAAGAGATTGCTATTTTCATCAACGTGACAGACTTGTTAATGAAAATCAAGGCGGACTTTAGTCAGGAAGAGTTCCTGGTCAATAAAATTGCTAGTGCAAAGTTTTTGGTCTTGGATGATCTTGGTATGGAGAAGGACAGCGAATGGTCGTTTACTATTCTCTACAATATCCTGAATAAGCGTTCTAATACAATCATTACCACGAATTTGATTTCTGCTGATATTCAGAAAAGATATGGCAGACCCTTCATGTCCAGACTTATGAAGGGTGTGGATAAAGACCATTTGATGGTTTTCAACGACTTGACAAACAAGCGGAAGCACTATTTTTAGAATGGAGGTGACTGATGTTTATTTTGAAACATGGGACAAGAGAGGATAAGCCGTTTCTGAGATCTGCAGTTATCGGAGTGACTGGATTGGACATTTCATGTTCTGAGGAGAAGAAAGCCATGCGGTTTGTTTCTCGGGCGGCAGCCTTACAGGTTGGAAAGGCATTGAGGGGTTCCTTTGGGAACTTTTACCCTGTTGAGGTAGAGTGATGTTAGAGCTTTACTTCGTCTACAACGGGCACTGCAAGTTTTACCTTGGAACGTTTGACAATGTCGATGATCTCATTGAACAGATGGAAGATCATCAGTGGGCTTTCTCGGCTATCACTCATCCAAGATTTCAGAAGCACATTGGTCAGCGGACGACACGGTTTGACTACGGTTCGAAGGATTGTTACTATTTAGCGACTTTTTCAGGAGGAGAATAATGACTAAAAATATTTTAATGGATCTAGCATTTGAGAATCTTCACAAATGTATGGGAATTTCTGATTGGAAAGAATCTGATGAAGTAATTCTTGTTAGTTCAGCTAATAAAGAACAAATTGAGTCAGATGAAAGTTACCATTCAGCCGGAAAATGTAATTATCTTGGCAAACGAATTTGTATCTTCTGTGAACAAGTGAAGAAAAATAATTACATCACTCTACATAAATCTATGTTAGAAAAAATTATTAAGACAATGGAATCATTTACAGATGCAGAACAAATGAAGGGAGAAGAAAATGATTGAACTTATTAAAGAATTTGGCATGGCGATTCTGTGGCTATTTCTCGGTTACTTAATCGGGGAACGTGCAGCAAGAAAGATGATCAATAACGTTACATTGGTAGGGCGCTTGACGAAAGACCCTGAATTAAAATATACGCCGTCGAATGTGGCGGTTGCGACGTTTACACTTTTAGTGGGAGGTAAGAAACATGGTTGGAGTAACCTATCAGGAAATTCATCTCTTTGTTGAATTTTTGAAAGAGCAGTACGGGCAAGGTCGTCCAGACTATATTGAAGCCCTGAACGACTTAGACGGTCTGGTGGAAGTCTCCTACAGAGAAGCTATTGAAAGATTTTTAGAAGATGAAGTACGATAAACAGGCTGAGATTGACGGACTGAAACGCACGATCGAGCAAAACGAAGAGAAGATAATCGAGTATTCGAAGCCGTGCGATGCACGCAAGAGACGGATTAGAGCGCTGGAGCGCGATTTGTTGAGGAAAAAGAATAAAGAATTGAGACGGAAAGTGGAGGAGTTGGAAGATGATGGAAGAGTTAAAGAAAAAAGTTAATGCAGTATACAACTGGACGGTAGAAGACGGGAAGCCCAAACCTCCCAAGCAAGATTTACCACAAGCGGTGAAAGACCGGGCGGACTATTTTTGGGAAATGGCAGAAGATGGTATGACGTTTATGGGAGCGATGGAATGCATCTTCGCTGATGAAAAGCCTACAGACTATGATTTGGGAGCTACTAAGGATTGGTTGCCAAAATCTAAGGAGTTTGATGATTGGGTTGGCTATTCGCCAAGCATGGCTCAGGTAGTTATTGCAGTTTATTTGATTTATAGAGGAAACCAAGATGAATGTACAGCGATTAATTGAGAAGTATAAAAAACTTGAGGGTGTATGGGATGCTGAAGGAGCAGAGCTAGCTCGTCAAATTTTTCTAGAAGACTTGAAACAACTAGACGAACAAAAACCAGTCAAAGTTCCGCAGTGTGTGGCGGAATATATAGAATTTAAAAAGAAAAACAATTTTCATGTTTACGGTGCAATGAGAGTAATTGAAGATCATTATGATAAGAAAGTTCCTGATTGGTTTTACGAAAATAACATCGAAAAATTCTGTCTTGCTTGGCTTAACGGCTACGAGGTCGAAAAAGAGAAGCGGTATTTGGTGACTTTAAAAAATAGGCAGCCTTTGGTCAAATCGCAATCAGGGAGTACTCTTTATTTTAGTCAAGATATAACAGCTAGGAATTATAAAGGTACTCAAAAAGAACTAGAAGACGCAAA